GACATCTCGCTAACCCAGCGGACTCTCGTCCGCCATTTACCCTCCGCTACATTCCCGACGTACCCTCTTGGGTCCGGATTCGACGGCTCATTAGACGAATGATCGCCTAAGTAGTCGTCAAACCTTCGCCCGCGTTGGTGCTTCGGAAATCTGCGGAGCTTGTAAGCGTACATCGCGTCCTCTCGTGCCGGGTGCAATCTCGGCACGAAGCTAAGAGTACGGCATAGGTAGCCGTGATTCTTATCTAGCGTGAATTCGCTAAGGGGGCGCAAGAAGCCATCATCTCCTGGACACCCATAAGGTATCTTCGGAAACGGTCGCAAGGGATAGCTATTAGCTAACTCTTGGGCTGCACGACGGATAAGCAACATACCCGTCGGTAGGCGGCTTGCCAACCTGATCAAGCGGTTGTGTGCTCTTACAAATTCAGAAGGATGCTTCACAACTTCCTTCTGGTAGACAGGGGTAACGTCTCGTCCTCTGTGGTAGTGTTTTCCACAGGATTCGAAGAAATTACCGCTTACATGAGACTTCTCAGGGTTCACTGTGAACCCACAGAATTGTAGCATTTCTGCTACTTCTTCTGCGGCCCACTGGGGAACAATGATATCGTCTCCGTAAACGTGTACCCTGCCTACGCTGCCGGGTCTAAACTTTAGACCCTCATCAACTACTGAGCGAGAAATTGCCCAGAAAATGATGGTTTCTAGATCGAAACAGAACGCGTTGCCCATGGATGCGAACTTTTCAGTTCTCACCCACTCCCCGTCCACCAGAGTTTCAGGTGAACGAAGAGAATCTAGGTAACACGCCCAATCGATCGGCAGCAGATGGTAAACAAGTTCGCGAGAAATGGTATCGCTAGCTGCACTTAGATCTAGTGTAGCCAAACCTTCATGGTACGCATCCTGCGCACCAATCTGGTTTGTGTCTTGTTTAGACAAATCGATACCAACGCGCTTCAACCGATTAGCCATGAAGCTGTGAACCCCCTGCTGAAGAAAACTATTAGCAGTTGGTTCGGCAGCGATGGCCCTATCAGTTTTAGCGCTCTTCGGCACAGTCAGGAACCGCGAGCCACGGACAAGCTTAAACCACTTATCCGACGGCACAAGGGAGAACGGCGCTTCTGGAAGAATGTCCAGAAAGACCGAACTCCAATGTGGATCCGACTGCAAAACCGCACGAAAGTACGGAAATGCAGATTCTGTGACGGAGATTGCTTGAGAGATCTTGTTGTCTGGCGTTGCTCGTCGACGATCAAAGTCGAACGTGGCGCCAGGACCCCACTTGCAGTCAGAGAGGGTCCGAGAGACGTCCAGAGGTCCCAGAAGATGAGCTATTTTACGTTGCGTCCTGAATAGGATCGCTTCTACGCGCCCGGAAAACGGGCGTAGCTTATATTCACGGAACTTAAGGTTTGTCTCCCGGCACTTCTGTTCAGCAGATCTCCATTTGCTGAGCGCGACACTGCGGGTATCAATCGACGTTTTCAATCCCTTGTACTTTGAAAGGTACTCGGTGATAAAATAGTCGAGCTGGTATCTATCAGTATCGTTGTCTGCAACGTCCACTGGCGGAAGATTCAACAATTCCGCCTGGTTATGCTTAAAGCACAACCACGTGGCTAGGGACCTAGGAGTGTCG